GCCGGCTTCGACACGCTCGGTGACTTCGCCGCGGAGGTCGCGCGCCTGGCGGCGCTGCCGCCGCACGAGTACGACCGCTGCCGGCGCGAGGAGGCCAAGCGCCTAGGGGTGCGCACGCCGACGCTCGACAAGGCGGTCCAGCAGGCCCGGCCGCGCGAGGCGGCGGGCGAGGGGCAGGGCGAGGCGATCCTGTTCGAGGATCCGGACCCGTGGCCAGATCCGGTCGCGGGCGACGCGCTGCTCGACGAGATCCTGACCTTCCTGAGCGACCACCTGGCGCTCCGCCCCCACGACGGCGTCAAGGTCGCGCTGTGGATCTTGCACAGCTACGCGTTCGAGGCCGGGTTCATCACGCCGCGGCTGGCGATCACGTCGCCGCAGAGGCGTTGCGGCAAGTCGACCCTGGTCGACATCCTGAGCGTGCTGTGCAGCCGCGCCGTGACGGCGGACAGCCTGACCGTGGCGTCGACCTTCCGCGCGGTGGCGGCCGCCAAGCCCACGCTGCTGATCGATGAGGCCGACACCTTCCTCAAGGACAACGAGGAGCTGCGCGGCATCCTCAACAGCGGCCACAAGGCGACGGGCTCGGTGATCCGCGCGGTCGAGGTCGACGGCGAATGGGTGCCGCGCAAGTTCCGGACGTTCAGCCCGTGCGCCATCGCGATGATCGGGCGCCTGCCCGGCACGCTCGAGGACCGAGCCGTGCACGTCCTGATGAAGCGGGCGATGCGCGGCGAGGTGAAACACAGCTTCCGGCCGGACCGGGCCGAGGACCTCGACCGGCTGCGGAGCCAGGCGGCGCGCTTCGCCGCCGACCACATGGCTGCGCTGGCCGCCGCCGAGCCGGAGCTGCCGCCCGGCGCCTTCAATCGCTTCGCCGACAACTGGCGGCCGCTCGCGGCGCTCGCGGCGCTGGCCGGCGGGCGTTGGCCGAAGCTGACGCGGTCCGCGATCATCGCCGACTTGGGCGCGGTCGATGATGACGAGCTCGGCCAGCAGCTGCTGGAGGACATCCGCACGATCTTCGCCGGGCTCATGGGCGACAATGGCGAACCTCCGGCACAGGAGTTGGCGAGCAAGGTCATCTGCACCGCCCTGCAGGAGATGCCCGACCGACCGTGGAGCGAGCTGGGGCGCAACGAGACGCCGATCACGCAGAACAAGCTGGCGAGGATGCTCAAGCCGTTCGGGATCATCCCGGCAGGCTCGATCCGGCTGAAGATCGGCGACGGAACCTCGAAGGGGTACAAGCGCGAGGCCTTCGTCGAGGCCTGGAATCGTTATCTCTCGCCCGAGGGGCCGAATCCAACCGGCACAACGGCACAAGTCAACGAATCCGCCACTTTCAGCGATTTTCCAACCGGCACAAACGGTGCCGATGTGCCGGTTGGAAAACGCCCGAAAGCCAAGCGTTCTGCGGATTGTGCCGGTGTGCCGGTTCGAAAACGGGGTACGGCGGCAAAGCATAAGAAATCGAACGGATCCGGACCGTCTCCGCGGCTCGGCGACCGCATCCAGTGGTCGCCCGGCGGCGTCGACCAGATGCCCGGCGGCGCGATCGTGACCTGGGTCTCCGACGACGGCGCGTTCGTCCGCGTCGCCGGCAGCATGACCGGGATGCCCGTCTCCGAGGTCGCGATCCTGCAGCCCCGGGCGGAGCCCGCCACCGTCACCTGCTCAGCCTGCGGGTTCGGCTACCCCGAGCACGAGGTGGTCGCGGACGAGGACGGCGAGGTCATGTGCCTCGAGTGCAGGCTGGGAGACTGATTGAGAGAGAGAGAGAGATTCCGGCCCCGAGGCGCTGAGACGCCCGGGGCCGGGATGAACCGCCGAGCGGCGTGGGGCCGCCCGGCAACATCGAGGAGTAAGACGACAGATGTACGCATACACCGAACCCGTCATCGATCGCGAGCCCGATCTCGCCGCGATCCGAGCGGTGCTGGTCGACCAGATCCGGCGCAAGCCGGAGCCCGAGCCTGCGCCCAGGGTCGAGAGCTCTGCCCGGGCCGGGGACCGCTGGCTCCGCGCGAGCCGCCTCGCCTCCGCTCGCCGCGTGCTGCGCGTGCTCGAGAACGACGCGCGGATCGCGCTTGCGCTCGGCGTGGCGCCCAGCACGGTAGGGCGCTGGCGCGGAGGGAGGCACGCCCCCACCGTTCGGCATTGGCGCCGCCTCTGGGCGTTGGGCCACCTGCTCGCCGCCGCCGGGCCGCACCGCCTCCACCCCGGCGTCCAGATCCTCGACCGCGCGGCCGGCCACGGCCACGCCGCGACCCTGTAGCGAACCCCTGCCCCGCCCGGATCCGCCGCGCGCGGCGGGCGGGCCCCATCCCAGGAGATCGGACGATGCGGCAGGTATTGATCATCGAGCGGGAAGACGGTCGTAAGACCCTCCCCGTGGGCACCTATGGCGTGAACGTCCGGGTTCAGCGTGACGGGTTCGGCGGGGCGATGCTCTACCTCGAGCATCGGGGCATGAGTTGCCCTACCATCATCTTCAAGCTCAGCCCCGACCTGGTGCGCGCGATTGAAGACGGGACGCGCACTCTGCAACAGCTGCTAGAGGAGACCTAGTGGTCGAAATCCAACGGAAGCTACCTGAGGCACGCCGGTTTCGGAGATGCTGGCCGGAGTTCGGCCTTTAGCCACGAGCCGACATGCCCCGTGACTTACGCTCTCGCGCTTGACTTCCTTGACGAAGCGCCAGTCGGTGCCCTGAGCGACGAACGCCTTCGGGCTCGACCTGATCTGCCAACCTCGTGGCGCAGGGGCCCGTCTACGCATGACCCACTGCCGAAACGCGCGCTGAAATTGACTCGAGCCCGGCAGAGGAGCGATATTTCGGCTAGCAGCTGAGACCATCTGGGCGATATCAGCTTGCGGGGAAACCTACGGATGCGTGCGTTCCAATGCACTTGTGAGGTTCACTTCGGATGAAAGGGCAGGCGAAGGCTGTACTGAGAGCATCGGGGCTTCTAGAGCACGCTGTCGGCTTGCGCAATTTTTTCAGAACGATCACAATTCCAAATAGATATGATGTCGACTTTGCATCGTTTGTGGTCAGTTTTCTATCGGATCGTCCGTACACCAAACAGTGGTTTCATAGAAATCGCCAGAGTGGGGCGCACAAGGGTTGGCACGAGCCGTCGACCACGTTTCTGCTTGAGAGTCTAGCGCAGGACAAGTCCAGTTTCGTCGATGTCGGATCACACCTTGGATATTTTTCTATTTTATTCTCCAGCATCACCGGCAATAAATCTTTAGCGATCGAGCTTGATCCGTCGAATTTCGAAGAATTGAAGCGGGCAGTCGCATTCCAGCCGGCGGTGATACGTGACCGAATCGCGATCGTGCACTGCGGTGTATCCAATGTCGCAGGCATCATTGAATTACCGGCCAAGCGTGCGCTCAGCCCAGGACGTAGTATCTGTGCGGCCAGAGAGATCGAGGGCCGCCGGGTTACAGTCGAAATTCTGACGTTGGATGAGGTTATTCGAAGGCATGAATTCGCGCCAGATATAGTAAAAATTGATGTCGAAGGATTTGAATTCAATGCGCTGAGAGGTGCAGCTAACACAATATCTATGTTCAAGCCGATTCTAATCCTTGAGGTGCATCCTCAGCACATGTGCAGGATAGGCCATAATCCATCGATGGTCTCAAGGTTTCTGAGGGACCGCGGTTACACAATGTATGCGTTCAACGATCACCGGTCCAAGGACGTCTCTCCGTGCACAGAGGTTCACGAGATCACCAATATGAATAACCATGTTGTCGTATGCGTCCACGAGAATGATCGCTCCGTCGCTCTTTTGCTACCGGGATAGTTCATCCTGAAACGCGCGTTCCCAATGTTGCCCCAGGCTGCCGCCCATGAGGTCTCCTAGCGTACCCGCTGAGCGGCAGCAGGCTACGGTCTCCCTCACCGTCCGAATCGGGTCAAAACCGGCCGCTCCGGGTGTCCGGCATCGGAGGATGCGGGCCGGGTAACATCCGTCAGATTTCGACCACTAGCATGAGCACTGAAGTCGAGATCACCGAAGCGCCCTTTAACCCGTCCGACCGGACGGCCTCGATCTACAGCGTCACGGTCGGCGGGCAGCGGCTCGAGGGGGCCGCCTTCACTCGCGCCGAGGCCGAGGACATGGCGGCGCGCCACCTCGCCGGCCAGGCCCAGCCCGACGATGAGCAGGGCCAGGACCAGCTGCCCGACGCGCCGACGCGCCGCAAGCGGGCGGGGCGCAAGGCGACCAAGGAGAGCCGCGATGCCGACTGATCCCGACCTGGTCCCGATGCCCGAGAAGGTCCGCCTGCACCTCGAGGAACTGGCGGTCGCCCAGGCCTTGGCCGAGATGATCCGGCGCTGGCCGGTGTCGGCCCCCAAGGTCATCCTCGAGATGGCCGCGGTCCTGCGCAGGCAGCGGCCGAACTGAGCGGGAAAGGGGGCGGCCGGTGTCGACCATGGAGACGCGACGCGGCCGCCCCCGGTCCCTGCGCCGGGAGCTCGCCGACCAGAGCTACCGGGATCGCGACCGGAGTCCGACGATCCGCACACTGGTCGACCGATCGAAGTCTTCGTCCGTCGTCTACGAGCTGATGAAGCTCATCGCCGCGGAGCAGGGCTGCGATCCGGGCGACGTGACCACGGACGACATACGGAAAAGATTTCCGAAATACGTGCGCCGCCGGCCGCGCATGATCCTGCTGCGCCACTTCGCCGTGCTCGAGGGTGATCCCAAGCTGCCGAAGGTGCTCGCGGCGTTCCACGACCTCCACGCCTGGCGCACCGCGCGGGAGGGCGAGGCGCTGATCAAGAGGCTGCTCGCGTAAGTTGTTGACGGGCCGTCCCCTGCATTCTAATGCATCTTTATGTTCAATTTCCTGCGCGGCCTGTTCGAGACGAAGGTGTTGGACACCACGTCCGCATGGGCTTTGCTGCTGCCAGGCCACGGGACGGCGAGCTCGATCAGCGTCACGCCTGAGACCGCCTGGCGCTGCCCGATCGTCCGCGGCGCCCTCTCGATCATCGCCGAGTCGATCGCCGAGTTGCCGCTCATCGTGTACGAGCGCGGCGAGGGCGGCGCCAAGAGCCGGGCGACCAGCCACCCGCTCTACGAGCTCCTCCACGACCAACCGAATGATTTCACAAGCAGCTACGAGCTGCGGCGCGACCTGCAGCTGGACGTCCTGCTGCACGGCCACGGCTTCAGCTACCTCGGCCGCAGCCGGGCGTCGGGCGCGATCATCGAGGTGCTGCGGATCCCGCCGACTGCAGTCAGCCTCGAGGAAGCCGACGACGGCGCGCCCCTCTACTTCGTGACCGACCGGGAGAGCACCCGCCGGCAGATCGACCGCGCCGACATGCTTCACATCACGGCTACGGGCAGGCGCAGCCCGATCGACGACTGCCGGGAGGCGATCGGGGTCGCCCTGGTCGCCGAGGCACACACGGCGAGGCTGTTCGCCAACGGCGCCCGGCCGGCCGGCCTGCTCAAGATGAAGGGGCGCTTGCCGCCGGCGGTGGCGAAGCAGCTGGGCGACGACTTCAATTCGAAATGGGGCTCGCTCGCCTCGAGCGGCAGGACCATGCTGCTCGAGGATCAGACCGACTTCGTGCAGGTGGCGTTCTCCAGCGTCGACGCCCAGCTTCTCGAGCTGCGCCGGCTGCAGGTGAGCGAGATCGCGCGCGCCTTCCGGATCCCGCCGCACATGCTGGCCGACCTCGAGCGCACCACGCACAACAACGCGGAAGAGATGGGCGAGCAGTTCCTGCAGGGCTGCCTGCTCGCGCACATCACCAACTGGGAGCAGGCGCTGCGCCGGTCGCTGCTGACGCCCGAGGAGCGGCGGCGGTACTCGATCGAGTTCCTGATCGACGGGTTCGCCCGGGCGGCGCTGGCGCCGAGGTACGAGGCCTTCAGCAAGGCGACGGCGGGCGCCGCGTGGATGAGCGCCAACGAGGCGCGCGCCCGCGAGAACCTGCCGCCGATCGAGGGCGGCGACGCCCTGATGCAGCCGCTCAACATGGTGCCGTCCGACGAGACGAGGCCCGCCGATGCCTGAGCGTCTTGACCTCGAGACCAAGTTCGTCGCCGGCACCGAGGGCGAGCTCGAGGGCATGGCCATCGTCTGGGACCGCCCCGACGCGGTTGGAGACGTGGTGCAGCGGGGCGCCTTCAAGCGCACCTTGCGGGAGCTCAAGGCCGCCGGTCGCATGCCCGGCATGTTCTGGCATCACGACCCGGCAGAGGTGATCGGCAGATGGACCGACATCTCAGAGACGACGAAAGGGTTGCGGGTCAAGGGCCGGCTGAACTTGCAGACCCAGCGCGGCGCCGAGGCCCGGGCGCTGCTGCTCGACGACTCGATCTCCGGGCTCTCGATCGGCTTCAGGACCAAGGCCAGCGAGCGCCGCGGCAAGCACCGAGTTCTCACTGACCTCGACCTGGTCGAGACCTCCTTGTGCTCGATCCCCTGCGCGCCCGACGCGCGCGTCATCTCCGTGAAAGGCGCGACGACTATGGACACCGAGACCCTCGACGCCGCCGAGACCGCCGCCCTCGAGATGCCGCCGGAGGTGCTCGACCGCATCGCCGCCCTCGAGGCGAAGGCCGAGCCCCTGCCTGACCTCGCCGGCCGGCTCGACCGCATCGAGACCAGGCTCAGCCGCCCCGGCGTCGGCAGGATCGAGGTTCGGGAGGACACCGAGGCGCTCGAGCGCAAGACCTTCCTCAACTGGTGCCGGCGCGGCCTCGAGGGCCTGAACGACATCGAGCGGAAAGTCCTGACCGCCGGCCCGATCGGCAGCCCGGCTACCGATGGCTATCAACTTGTCCCCGAGGTTTTCAGCCGCGAGATCATCCGGAACCTCGTCGAGATCTCGCCCATGCGCCGGGTGGCGCGGGTCCAGCAGGTCGCCGGCGGTCCGGTGTTGATCCCGAAGCGCACCGCCAACCTGACCGCTGCCTGGGTTGCCGAGACCGTCCTCCACGACGTCTCCGAGCCGACCTACGATCAACAGTCGGTCGGCATCTTCGAGGCGAGGGTGACTGTTGAAGTCACGAACCAGCTGCTCGAGGACAGCGCGTTCGACCTCGCCGCCGAGCTCGCCCGCGACTTCGCCGAGGAGTTCGGCCGGCTGGAGGGTGCGGCGTTCGTCTCCGGCGACGGCGTGACGCAGCCCGAGGGCTTCCTGACGAGCTCGTTGTTCGAGGAGAGCGGGACGGCGCTCAGCGCCGACAGCGTGATCGACCTGTTTTACTCGGTCCCCGAGCGGTACGCCTTGCGCGGGACCTGGCTGCTCAACCGGGCGATCATCGGCCAGATCAGGAAGCTCAGGAGCGCCGCTGATGGGCCGTATGTTTGGGTTGATTCGATCACGCTGGGTCAGCCGCCGACCTTGCTCGGGCGGCCCGTGCTCGAGATGCCGGGCCTCGCCGCGGCCGGCGCCAGCCCCGACGTCGTGGTCGCGGCCTTCGGCGACTGGTCCAGCGCATACAGGATCTTCGATCGCGTCGGGCTCGAGGTCCTGCGCGACCCGTTCACGAAGGCGCGCTACTCGATCGTCTGCTTCCACGCCCGGAAGCGGGTCGGCGGTGCCCTGGTCCGCGGCGACGCGGTCAAGGGCCTCACAGCGTAGGGCTGATGCCCCAGGCCGCGCCCAGGTGGTGCTCCCTATGCCAGGCTCCGCACCCCTATTGGGAGGCCTGCCCGGCGCGCGTGGCCGGCCGGCGCGAGGACGTCGACCGCGTCAGGCCAGGACCGCGGAGGCGCGGCTATGACGGGAGATGGGAGCGAGCCCGTGCCGAGTTCCTCGCCGAGAACCCGCACTGCGTCGAGTGCGGCGCCGCCACAGCCGAGGTCCACCACGAGGTCCCGCACCGAGGCGACCCCGCGATCTTCTGGGACCGCTCCCGTTGGCGCGGCCTCTGCAGGTCCTGCCACTCGGCCGCCACGCTCGAGGAGATCAGGCGGCGCTGAGCCGGGCGCCTGGTCGGTGCCGCTCGGCTGCTTCTCGGGCGAGGACGTGGCGATCCTGGCGGGCGGCCGGAGCCTCACGACGGACGACGTCGCGCTGGCCCGCGAGCACGGCTGCACCCTGGTCGCGCTCAACCGGGCCTACGAGGTCGCGCCCGACGCGGCCTGGCTCTACGGCAGCGACCCAGCCAAGTTCTGGGCCGACCACCCCAAGGCGCTCGAGCACGCCGGGATCAGGATCACCTGCCGGCGCCTCAACCGCCCTGACACCGAGGCGCTGACCAAGGCCGCCAAGGCCGGGGTCGAGGTGCTGCAGCATGCCGGCCAGGACACCGTCGGCGCGTCGCCCGACCCGGGCGTGGTGCGCGGGAACAACTCGTTGGCGCACGTCCTCTCGGTGATCGCCCACACCAGGGCGAGGCGCGTCCTGCTGCTCGGCGCCGACATGCGGCCGGGACACTGGCACGGCGGCTACCCCGGCAGGCCCGAGCCCGACTACCGGAAGCAGGTGGTCCCGACGCTCGCGAGCCTGGTGCAGCCTCTCGCCCGGGCCGGCGTGATCGTCATCAACTGCGCCCCGCGCAGCGCCCTGCCGTACTGGCTCCGGGCCAGCCTGAGGGAGGTGTTCGGATGACGGGCGAGCCTGGCCCCACGAACGTCGGCGGGCTGATCGCCGAGGACGGGACCGGCGTCCCGCTGGCCATGAGCTACTGCTCGGCGCTGGGCGCCGAGGCCTACCATGGCGACCGCGGCACCCTCGCCGAGTGGATCGCCACCGGCGCCGTCCACGGCCTGTTGATCGACGCCACCAGGCTGATCGAGGCCCGCTACCGCTGGCGGGGCATAGCGCTCGCCGAGGACCAGGGCCTCGGCCTGCCGCGCGCCGACCTGGTCCTCGGCGTGCCGGTGCTGGACGGCCTCGCCCTGCCGGACGGGCGCGTGCTGGACGGCGCCGCCCAGGTGGCCCTCGCCGCCGACGCCGTGGCCTACCTGGCGCTGCGCCTGCACCGCGAGCGGCCGCCCGCCGATGGCCTAGTCAAGGTGAGCGAATCGTTGCCCGACATCACGGTCCGCTACGCCCGCGTCCCGCTCGAGGGCTACGACGTGATCGACCGCCTGCTCGAGCCGCTGGTCGAGGCCAACGTCCCGGCCGGCTACGCGCCTGCTGTGGTGCTGGTGGTGGCGTGAGGAGCTGCAGCGTGTGGCAGATGATCACGGCACCGTTCCGTGTGCCGAAGGTGCGGTTTCGGATCGTGCGGGATGAGAACGGCAGGGCGATCATGGTGGTCTCTGACGCGGCGGTCCCGACGGGGAAGGTGGCGCTCCTGAGGACGACGGTCGACGCCGTCGCGGAGGACCCCGCCGTCCGCGAGATCTGGATCTGAGCCGTGGGCTGGCAGCGCTGGCGGCGCGACGCCCGGCTAGCGGCCTCCGGGACCATGCTCGGGCTGGGTGCGCTGATGTTCCACCTGCTCGCCTCGCTTGGTCCGAGCAGCCCTGACTGCGGTCCTAGTGCGATGGCTGGTCCAGCACTGACTGTGGTCCTGCCAGGGGAGGGGGCGGTCTTGAATTTGCCTTGGGGGGGGCCCGGACCGCCGGGGTCGGCTCCCGCGGGGCGCCCTACAAACGAGTTTCGTCGGAAACGGGAGCTCAGATCCACATGAGAGGACGGAAATCCGCCAAAGTGGTCGCCTTCAGCCCCAAGGGTGCTGTGCGGGCGCCTGAATGGCTGACCGAGGGCGCCAAGCGGGAGTGGCGGCGCTGCAGCGCCGACCTGAGCCGGCGAGGTCTGCTGTTCGACGGCGCGCTCGCTGGCCTGGCCCACTACGCCGCGCTGGTGGACCAGATCGAGCAGCTCGCCGGGATCGTGGCCAAGGAGGGCCTGGTCGGCGAGACCGCGGCGCACCCGGCGCAGCGGGCGATGCTCGCGGCCATGGCGCAGGCCAGGATGCTGGCCGCCGAGCTCGGCCTCAGCGTCGTCAGCCGGGCGCGGTCGTTCACCGCCCAGGCGCCGGCGAAGGGCGACGGCTTTGAGGAGCTGGTCGGCTAGGCCATGCGGCCGGGCTGGCTCTTCGACGACTCGCCGCTCCCGGACCCGACCGGGCGGGGCGCGGCCGCGGTCAAGTTCCTCAACCTTCTCCAATTGACCGAGGGCCGTTTCGCCGGCCAGCGGGACTGGCTCCAGCCGTGGCAGGCCCGGCTCGTCCGTCGGATCTACGGCGACGTGGCCGAGAGCGGCCGGCGGAGGATCCGGACGGTCTACGCCCAGATCCCGCGCGGCAACGGCAAGACCACGCTGTGCGGCGGCCTGGCGCTCCTGCACCTGCTGGGCAAGGCCGAGAGCGAGCCGGCTGGCCAGGTGATCATCGCTGCTGGCGACCGCGAGCAGGCATCGATCTGCTTCAACAGCGCCCGGCGGATGGTGCGGGCCGATCCGAGGTTCGCCAGGATCACGACGGTGACCGACAGCCTGAAGCTGATCCGCCACCCGAAGAGCGACGGGATCCTCAAGGCCATCAGCTCCGAGTCGTACACCAAAATGGGGATGTCGATCAGCTGCCTGATCTGCGACGAGCTGGCGACCTGGGGCACCGGCGACCGCGACCTCTACAACACGTTGATCTCGAGCCAGGGCAAGCGCGAGAGCCCGCTGACGATCGTCATCACGACGGCCGGCGTCGGGCGCGGCTCGATCGCGTGGGACCTGTACTCCTACGCCCGCCGGGTCGCTGCCGGCGAGGCGGTCGATCCCTCATTCCTGCCGGTCCTGTTCGAGGTCGAGCAGGGCGTCGACTGGCGCGACCGCGAGGCGTGGGCGGATGTCAACCCGGCGATCGCGAGCGGCTTCCGCAGCCTTGAGGAGATGGAGGTCTCGGCGGTCCGGGCCGAGCACCTGCCGGCGCAGGTCGCCTCGTTCGAGCGCCTGTACCTCAACCGCTGGCTCGACGCGTCGGCGACGCCCTGGCTCGACCTCGCCATATGGGACGAGGGCTCAACCGAGGTCGACCTCGAGGCGATCGAGCCGGGCACGGCGGCGTGGATCGGCGTGGACTTGTCGAGCACAACCGACCTGACGGCCATGGTGATGGTGGTTGAGGTTGCCGGCGGGGTCATGGGCATGTCGGCTCACAATCTTCGTGCGGCTCCCGCCGGCGACCCGTTAGAGCACGGCCCCGAGTACCTCGTCATCTCCAAATTCTTCGTGCCCGAGGACGGCCTGCGCCGGCGCTCGGAGCGGGACGGCGTTCCCTACGCTCTGTGGGCCGACCAGGGTTTCCTGATCGCCACGCCGGGCGCCGTCGTCGACTACAGTGTAGTCGAGTCCTACGTCGCCGACCTCGCCGAGCGGTTCCGGGTCGAAGCGATCGCGATAGACCGCTGGAACAGCACCGCGACGACGACGCGCCTGCTCGAGCAGGGGCTGCCGGTGATCCGCTTCGGGCAGGGCTTCGCCAGCATGTCGCCGGCCGTCAAGGAGACCGAGCGGCTGATCCTGAGCCGGCGGCTGGCGCACGACGCGAACCCGGTGCTGCGTTGGTGCCTCGGCAACGTGGCGATCGAGCAGGACGCCGCCGGCAACGTCAAAATTTCAAAAGCCCGCAGCCGGGACAAAGTGGACGGCGCGGTGGCGCTCGCCATGGCGGTCGGCGTCGCCAGCACCGAGGGCAGGCACACGTCCGTCTATGCCGAGAGGCCATCGTTCCTCGTCGTCTAGATCTGGAGGACCGTCATGCTCGACCAGCTCCGCCAGCTCCCGGCCGAGATCGACGCCGCGGTCGAGCTCCTCGAGCGGCTGGTCGGCGCCGGGCTGCTCTGCGAGCCCGTGCCGCGCGCCACGCGCGAGCCCGAGGAGCGCGTCGAGGCCCCTCCCCGCACTCCGACAGCCGGGGACGGTCCCGCGGCGCCTGGTGAGCCGCGCCGATGCGCGGCGCCTGGCTGCGATCAGCTGTTCGAGATCGGGAGGGGCGGCACCGCGGCGCGGCGCGTCTACTGCTCAGCGGCCTGCCGGAAGAGGGCGAGCACGGCGCGCCGGGCGGGGCGGAGGGAGCTCGCCGAGCTCGAGCCGCTGCCGGACCGGGTCGAGCGCCCGCCCCGCTTCCCGGTCGGCGACAGCCGCCTCTCCGACCCTGATCGGCTGAGGCCGCCGGCGTGGGAGAACGGCGCGTGACCCAGATCCAGGACGAGGTGAAGCGCCGGGAGTTCGCGATCCGGCGGGCGCAGCACCGGCTCTATTCGATCGGCGAGGAGCTCGAGCAGATCGGTCTGACCCTGCAACGGGCGCGGGACGCCGACCTCGCGGACAGGCTGCTGCTTCAAGACTATTGCCTCGCGATCCGGGCCGCCCTGTTCAGCCTGGAGCGTCGACTCGGGTTGAGGTCGAAACCGATCCCGAGGCGGGGCGCGAACGCGGCCTAGTTGACCACGATCCCGGCGGCGAGGTGGCGGTCGCGCAGGTCGCGCAGGGCGGCGGCGGTGTCGGCGATCTTGTCCTCGCTGGCCAGCGGGAAGAAGCAGCGCACCATGTGGTCGATGTCCGCGTCGCTCATGCTGCGGCCGTCCGGCTCCGGCAGGGCCATGAGGACCATGAGCTCCCTGGGTGGCGGCATGTCGGGCGGGCCCTCGCCGCACACTGCCTTGAGCTTCTCGAACAGCTCGGCCAGGGCCTCGGTCATCTCGTCGCTGCTCGCGTCCGGGACCACCGCCCAGCAGCGCTCGGCGATCAGCTCGCAGGTCATGCCGGTGTAGCTCTGGCGCTCGCCGATCAGGTCGGCGATCGCCCGGCAGAGCAGCCGGTGGCGGTCCTCACCGCGCCGCATCGCGCATCGCCCGGTCGACGATCTCGGCGACCCTGCGCGGCATCCCGGGCGAGGCCTCGGCGACTGCGGTCTGGAGATACTTCGCCTGGCCCTGTTCGTGGTGGTGATGGAGCAGCTCATGGACGGGGACGGCGTGACCGGCCGTGTACCCGATCGCGACCCAGGTCTGATCGCCCTCGCGCCGGGGCTCGTCCACGAACGCTGATTCGGCGAGCTCGCCGGTTGCTCTCGGCACCAGCTCCTGGCTGCGCGCCATCACCCGGTCGGCCTCGGCCTTGAGGGCCTTGGCGGCCGCCTCGACGCCGGCCTCAGTCACTTGGAACAGCTTCGTCGTCACGCTCTTGAGGTTGTGGAATCCGCCGGCCACGGTGCCGTCCTCCTGCTCGGGGTTGATCCGGACGACAGCATAGCAGGATGGGCGACGGCGGGTCAGCCCGCCCGGAACTGCACCACCTCGCCGCGGCTGCCGGTCGCGACGATCCGCGCGAGCGTCTCGGCCCACAGCTCGAGGGCCTCCCGGCGCTCGGCCAGGTAGTCATAGCGCTGGTAGATCTTGCCCATCGGCCCGGCGACCCCGGCGGCGGCGTGGTTCAGGACCTTCTCGACGACGTGCGGCGGAACCCGGAGCTGCGCCAGCGCGGTGGCCGCGGTGCGCCGGAGGTCGTGGAGCACCCACCCGGTCACGCCGCTGGCCCGATCGAGCCTGGCCTTCGCCTTGCTGAATCCGCTCACCGGGCGGGCGCCTTCCGTCCGGCGCCCAGGGAACACGAGGTCGCTCAGCCGGGGCTGCGCCCGGAGGATCCCGACGGCCGCGCTCGAGAGCGGCACCAGGTGAGCGCGGCCGGCCTTGGTCTGCGAGCCAGCCAAGGTCCAGGTCCCGCGGTCGAGGTCGAGGTCGGACCAGCGCATCGCCGCGACCTCGCCCTCGCGCTGGCTGGTCAGCATCAGCAGCTGCACCAGCGGGCCGAAGGGCCAGCCGAGGCGGTCGCACCCCTGCCAGACGGCCTGGAGCTCGAGGTCGCTCAGCACGCGCTCGCGCTCGGCCTTCGGGCTCGGCGGCTCCACGTGCGCCGCCGGCGAGGCGGTGATCAGGCCGCGCCCCAGCGCCCACTTGAACAGCCGCTTGAGGTGGACGAGCAGGCGGTTTGCCATGATGGGCGCGCCGCGGTCGACCGCCCGGTCGACCATCGCGACCACGTCGGCCTGAGCGATCGAGCGCAGCGGACGCCCTGCCCAGTCGCCGAGGTCGTGCCTCAGGGTCCGCT